CACCATTAATAGACAATTCATCTTTATATTTTTTTACAGATTGTTCACCTCTTGCGTATAAACGCAATCTGTGATATTCATCCCTGTTAGAATAAAATCTTGTAGCTCCGCTATCTCTTTTAAACCACTCGTGTTCAATAGCACGCGCAACTTTTAAGCCATACTCGCTTGTTGCTTTCTCTACATCAGATGCTATCTGGCTAGGGAATGAGCTTTTTAATAATGTTTCTGCCATGCTATTGTATTATTTGCGAATGCATTCCTTTATTATTAAATCTAGAAATTTTTAAATTTACATTTTGTTTTTCAACTTTAGGCTTAGGATAATATAAATGTCTATTACAAGCCATTATAGCAAGTCCCGAGCTTATTGTTGCATCAAACTTTGTTCTTTTATTTATATCAAACTTAGCCCAATCATTTAATGTTTTATTAAAATATATATTGCCACCACCTTCTTCACTAATACCCACATGCTTATTTATGTAAGTTTCAATTGCAGCGGCATGAGCTTGCTTAATATCTTCGGATGAGTTTGGTATTCCGCCAATTTCTTTTTCAGTTACTGATAATTTATTCCAAATTTTATCCGGTCTGTTCATTGCAAAACCTCTATAACCTCTTCTTTTTAAATGATATAAAAGTCTTGGTTTATTATTTTCAGCCAATAAAGGCATTCCATAATATACAAGAGCCATAAGCACATCTTCAAAAAATATTTCAGCTGTTTGTGGTCTTGCTATGTATTCTAAAAAAAATGTATTAGGAGGTGCATCCTCCATACTAAACTTAGTTAAACCGTGTAAAGAACCCTTAGATCCTTGTCCATCAGTTGTTCCTGATATATCGTAAGAATCACAGCCAAATGCCCCTACGTGTTCATTACCAGGATGTTTAATACCTCCTTTGTTTATTACATTGTTTTCAAGGTTCTTAGGTGGTGTCCACGATACTAAAAATCTACCCGATCTATTAGGGGTAAACATTACTTTTGTATCTTTTATACCATTTTCCCAAGAAAAACTACCTCTTGTTATAAAGCCTTGTCTTTCAAGGTCTTCATTATAATCTATTTGCTCGTATATTTTACTTAAATTAAATATACTATTTTTAGCTTCATCCCTAAATGCATGTTCTTCTGTTCTTGGGAATTGACGGTAATATTCATTTAAACCGTCAGAATCATGTTTTAATCCTTCAACTTCATTGTGCCAAAAATCTATAACGCCTGTATCAATTTCGTGTCCCTCATTGTCAATTGCGGGTACTTTTGGCGTATCAAATACAGGGTGTCCATAAGTATCAATGTATCCTTCGTAGTTCCATTCCATAGGTATGAACAAAGAATATAATCCTGAGCTAGTCTGGCCATTCTTATTTCTTTTTGTAACGTCGGAGTCATAATATAATTTTTTAAAGTTTTCACCTCCTTTGTCTAAAGAGTTTGATGTGGACCCCATCATACATTTGCCTATAATACGGCTACCAAGTCTTAATGTCGTTTTTGTTACGCGCCAGTTGTTTAATATATTATCAGGTCTTTCCCATTTTCCTGATTCGTCGTGCACTAATAATCTTAATTTTTCACCATCATAACTATTGTCTCCTGTATTTTTCCAGTCAATAGTTGTATCTAAACCTTCAAGCATTTGCCTTTCATCTGTTTCGGTAATAGACTTGCGCGTAAGCTTACTAGCCGGTACCCTATAAGCTAATTCTGTTTTTGGTCTATCCATCCCGTCTTGTATGGGTTTGAAAAAAAACGGATAGTTGACGGATATAGGTACAACTTTGTCGGTAAACATTTTTTTAGCATCAGCTCCAGATTTGGACAATATCCCAAACCGTGCGTCTGTAGTAATTGTAGCTTGAGCAACTGCTTCTGCCGAGGACATAAATGAGAAACCAGACCGTCTGTTTTTAAGATAGCACATTCCATAACATCTATTGTCGGCTTTACACGCCTCCCAGAAGATAAAGAAAATTCTATTAGCTTCTCTGTAGTCTGGCTTCCCAACATCAATCTTGGTGTGCTGCAGGTACATATAATGAGAACCAGTGATATAAGTAGGATTGTCTTTATTGTAAAACCAATAACCTTCTTCGCGTCTGGTAAATTCTCTATCAATATATGCATACCATTTATTTTTAAAAGATTCAGGATATGATTCCCAATCAAATACAGTATTTATTTGCTTTAACTCCTTTGGATATATATGCGCTTCCCACTTGTTATTGTTATTATCAATGCTTTTAGGTTTAGCCGGTAATGCAACTACTAAATTTTGTATTTCTACAATTTCACCTATTGTACCGTTTTTACTGATAATAATAATGTCAAACTCTTTATTATAACCATAATCCCATTTTTTATATCTGTTATTTCTTTTAATAACATTTTCTTTTATAGGATTAACAGTCTTTATTAATGTTTGCTCGTACATTACTTAGATCTTTTTTCAGCGAAGCCACTAAAGCTTTTTTTACTTTCAGCGGGCTTATCGTCCATAATATTTTTTTCAGCCTCTATACGAGTAAGTATTTCAAAAGCATCAAATATTGCAAGCTTTTTAGTTGCCGCTGCATTTTTTAATCTATCCGCCGCAAGCTCATCTTCCGCACCTTCTACTATAATCTCTTCTTCAGCTACTCGTATAAGCTCATGTACCGCTTTATACCCAGCTTGGATTATATTCGATTTCAGTTCCTTTTCTGTCATATTTAATTGCTATTGAATTTATAGGTACTCTATATAATTTTTCATTGTCAATAACGAACTCATATTCGCTATTTGGCGTAAAGCCTACTAAATCATCTTCTGATAGATTAAAGCTTCTTAAATGGCTCCCTAAGTACTTTAAAACACCTGTTAATGACTTTTCTTTTTGATCACTAAATTGTTTGTCTTCTGTAATTGGTTTTACAAAACAATATTCCTCAGGGGCATGCCACTTATTATTTCTTTTATATAAAAATATTTGATCTATATAACAGAAAAATAAATCGTCTTTAAAATAATTGCTACTGTTTTTAGCTCTACCTTTCATATCATAATATCTTCTAAATGTATTATGATGCACAATTACTTCATCTCCTTTTTGTAATACAGAATTATTTACAGGTGTTTCAATTATAATACCTTTTCTGTTTACAAATTTGTGATCTTCTATAGAAGTGTTTAAAATTAAATTAGAGTCACCTATTTTTTTATTATTTGTATACCTACCGTCAATAGGCTCTATAATATAGGCGTGTAAATGCTTCATTAATATTCTAAATTGTATTCAATTGCAACGGCCATGTTTTTATTGAATGTTTTCCAAGGCAGTACCTCTTCATTTTTCGTTATAAATATATTATAACCGTCTTCTTCCTCGATAATTTCTGTTATAGTATGCCCGCCAAATACTTCTTGTCCAACACTATAATGCATTGCATCGTTTTTATAGTCACGACCAATACTAATCTTCCTTATTAGATTCATCTTCTTTAATTATTTCGTAGCTACCATCTTCTACGTTAATGTTAATCTTGCCGTAAGATTCTTGTAGCTCAGATTTAAATTTATTTAACTCTTGGTTAATTAAGTCATATCTATGCAAAAGTGTGTGCTTTTGTATTTCAATTGATCCTAATTGTGTTTGTGTTGTTTTTAACACAGTTGATAGATTTTGAAGCTTAGTCAGCTCTTCAGTTTTAATTTGATTTTTCATTGTATAAAATTTAAGTTAATATAATAATTTATTACGTATTTTTATCTGTGTGCAAATGCCATATAAATGTATTCCCCTCCGCTTGTATTCATGCCCGTCCATAATCCTGAAGCAATAGAGAATCCTGTGGATGTTACATTTACTACTAAAGAAGTATTTACATATTCGGAGGCAGAAGTGTTAGGTACTAAATAATCATTCATTGATGTACCCCCACTTCTTGTAGTATCATACATAATCCAATCGTTAGTACCGTTAGTTCTTTTAATTATAAGTAATTTTGTTTCAAAACCCGTAGTTATTGTAACTGTTGAACTTGAGCCACTATAAGTCCCTATTTTACTAAAACCAGGGACAGAATGCCAAGCGTAAGCTATATATTTATTATTAAGTATATTTCTATTTGTATTAGCAAATCCTGTTGATGTTACTCTATATGGATTTCCAGTTCCGTTTAATATTCCAAAATTTGTGTTTAATTTTAAATAATAATCAGTTGGATCTGTCCATAAATTATATGAATGCACCATCCAATCACTACTAGCATCTAAATCTTTTAAAATTACAATATCCGGAATACTACCTAGTCCATGCGGCACTAAAGCGCCTTCTGGATTTGTATAGCCAACACCATTTCCTTTCCATTTAACAATACTAAAACCGTTGTCTCTATTGACACTAATAGCATCGGGCACAATAGGATGAGTATTTAAACTAAGATCAGATGCTTTATGACTAAATGTTCTAACTTTATTTTCATAAATGTTATAAGCAAAGTGGCTGCCTGTAACATAATCGACATTGCTTTCAGTGCCATTATAGTTGCCTGATAAATCTAAAGCATCCCCGTTTAATCTATAAGTTGCTATACACGATGAATCACCCAGCACTTGCAATGTATTTACAGTACTTTTTGTTTCGTTGTATAATGTCGCAACCTCAGTGGGTGATATTGCTTTATTAAATATTCTTACTTGGTCTATTGAGCCATCGAAATATGAGCCTCCAAAAGAGTTTGGGTCAGGTTTGTAATATCCTATTGCGTAATTGGAATTAGATGTATTGGCG